GCCAGCGTGGGTTTTGGCAGCCATCAGGTCAGATAGACGCTTCCACACCTTCTCTAGTATCACTACGTCATGTTTACAGTAGTCCGTCATTAGCTTCATGGCCTTGGGACTGTTGTGTAGACAAATGTCCTTCCATAGCCCAAACTCTGTCTTGATCTTGGCCCCTAAGCCTAGATAACGCGCCAAGTAGTCCATCTTGTTGCTATTGAACAAGAACTGACTCCTTGCCCACTTGAGCGTGTCCACTGTTTTGTAAGGCTGGAATGCTAGGCCGTGGAATATGCACCTTGTTTTAAACCATTTAATGTCAAACTTGTCTCCGTTGTGTGCCACCATCTCGTCGGCTTCGGCGGCTATTTCTAGAAACTTCTTGAGCATAGCCTTGTCGCATTGGTTCTTGTCCCAATGGATAACGTGCGCGGTCTTGTCGCCTTCCCACTTGTAGCCAATGCAGATGATGGCTCGTTCCTTGATAATGTTGTCCTGTGCAATGTTCAAGTCGTAGCCTACGCGCCATGATAGTACTACGTTAGGCGAAGTTTCTATATCCCAGAACAGACGTTTAATGGAGCGATTATTCATTTGTGGTAACGGTTGTTTTGTTTTTCTTGGCAAGGTAACGGGCTTTCCGTTGAATTAAAATCTTGTCTCTATTGGCTAGCTTATAAGCTTTTGAATATGCAATATGTCTATCTTTATCGGCATAATAAGAAGCCTTCTTTTGAGCCAAAATTTTGTCTCTATTGGCTAAACGATAGGCTAGAAGATAAGTTTTTTTATAATCTGCTTGCCCAGACCTGCCATGTTTATATGCGTGAGATTCAATTCCACGGCGGGCGCGTTTTAGACCAGTTGCAATAGCGTGACGCTGGTTATCTGACGGAGATAGATATTCCAGATTGCCAATGCTATTGTTGCTTTTGTTACCGTCTTTATGATTCACGGTCATTCCAGCAGGCTTTTTGCCTAAGAAATATTCCGCAACAATGTCATGGATATGTTGTGTTTTTCTTGCAATCGTAATGCGAAAATATCCTGTATTGCTAATACCCTGTATCATTTCTTTGCCCTTTTTCCACGCAGAAGAAGAAAGAATAGTAACCTTCCCGTCTTCGTATAGCACGTTATAATGTGGCTGGATGAACCATGAATCTGTTGTTATCATTTTGTTTGTTTTTGTTTGGTTAAATTACGTTTCTCTTGGCGGGTTGCCCTTTCTAAAGACGACTTAAAATCATGGCAGGACTTACATAAAAGCTGATAGCCGTCCCGCTCTACGAACATACGTTCAATGTATGCGTCCCATGATACAAACCCGCGCTTAGTGTCTACGACTGGCTCAATGTGGTCTACAAACACTGATTTGCTGCCAAAGGACTTTTTGCAACTAGCGCAAGTGTAGGTGTTGCGAGCGGTTCTGGCATCTTTCTTGCATTGGTATTTGGGTTGCCAGCGATTGCTAGCGGAACGCAATGCGGATTTAATAAATGATGCAAAACGCGCAGTAGTCCAAGTGCCGTTGCAATGGGTCTTGGGCGGCTTCATATTGGACAGGACATTAGCGCGAACACTAAAGCCACGGGTTTAACAGCAACATCCGTATGCCCAGAGGTGACGTATACGCCCTGTAACTGCCAGTCCCAACGCCAGCCATTAGGTGTTTCCCATAGGGCTAGCTTCCATCCCGTCTTAGATAAGATGTCAGCGCGAACTTCTATTTGTGAGCGTGTGGGGTTCATTGTATGCTCATGTGATCGCAATACTTGTTGCCAATGGCATAGATGACGGCACAGATGTGTTTACAGCGCGTGTAGTTGGGTGAGTCCCGTTCTACAATAATGCCGTTTTTAGTCCACTCTGGGTGGCAGCGTGTCCTAAAATCCGTGCAAGAACATTGGCCGTTGCAGCGCATATCTTTGCCCCGAAGCTCCAGAATATCTACCAGATATTTCTCGGTGCTATCAGTGCTATCAACATGGTAGCGGCCTTTGTCGCCTGTAAACTCAACGCTCATTCGCCTAGAGCCTTGATCTTCTGTGCAGCCCTAAGCCCCGCATCAATAGCTTCTGTGAGCTTTAGGTGACGCTCAATAGCAGAGAAGTACGTTTTGTGATCTCCGTTTTCATAGGCATCTTGCAAGTCAATCTGCCCGTCCTTGAGCATATCAACGTAAGAAGATACAATTAATTCGATGTCTGATGTGTTATTTGTCATGGGATGGTTTTAGTAGGTAATGTTGAGCTTCCGCCCAACTCGGATTGTTATGAATCTGGATGTGATGTAAACGGCATATAGCCATAAAATTGCTTGGCTCAAGAAAACTACCACCACGACCAAGGGAAAGACGATGGTGAATATCAACAGCAGGATGAGAGCATCCACGCACTTCGCAAGTGTTGTGTTCAAGAATATACTCTTTCTTGACCCTCCGATAAATGGTGAGTGCATTTTGTCTTTTCTTAGAAACTCGTCTGAGTGGTGTTCGTTTCATGAATATAGAAATCGTTTTGTAATTCAGATTGATCTGCCGCATACCCCAAACCATGTCCAAAATCGCGCAACCTTTCATCTCTTAACAACTCAACCGCAGCCATTGCTCCTGCATAACGATAGCTTGGAAACTCTCCAACCATTAGCGCAAACATATCAACATTAGTTTTTTTCCAACGCACCGCCAGCAGACGGCCAGTGGCATAGCGCGTTGCTTTAACGTCCACAGACGTACCATCGTGCAGCACGCAATCGGCGGCGGGACGAGCATTAATATTGAGGTCGGGATAAACATTGTGCATTTTGCAAAATGCTATCTCTGCTGCGATCCCTTCTAAGTCTGTCTGTTCGTTTGATTGACTGCCCATCTTGCAGTCGGTGATGTGATTACTCCTAGCCGCATTGGTTCGTCCAATAGCGATAAATCTAGCCAGACGCTGCTCTGCTTCATTAAGTGTAATTATCATTTGCTGGCCTGCTGTGAAATAGAATCGCTCTGCCCTTTCCCCAAGAGGTTCTGGGCATCCAACGGTTGTTGGATTGGGTTTGAGGGGAGCGACAAATTGGTGGGGCCGTGATTGAACAGCCGGGATGCAAATTCTGCACGCACGCGATTTTCCCATGCTGCGTCAACACGGCTCTGATATTGTTCGTTCTGAATTCTTAGTTCTGTGTAATACATAAATCTTTCTGTTTGGTTAAAACTTCGTCTCTGATTATTTTATGTGCAGCAATAACGTCTTTAACGTATTGGGGAACATCATTATTGTGCCAACTTAAAGTGAGAATAAGCCCACTGAGCTGACCGTAGTATTTTTCGTAATCTATTTTTTTTTGCATAAATTGGAGCCTTTGACTGGATTTGAACCAGTGACCGCCTGTTTACAAAACAGATGCTCTACCAACTGAGCTACAAAGGCAAGAGTATTATTCTATAAATCGCGTGTATTTAGCTTCAAACCTACAGCGTGATTGTGCAAGTGGGCCGTCACGGAGTTTGAGTTGATAAAGTTCTGTTTGAAAACTGGATCGGTCTAGCCCTTGAAGCTCCCCGCTATCATCTTTGCTTGGTCGATGAATAGCAAGAACCCTGTGGGCATCTTCCTCAATAGAACCCGTGTCGCGGAAATCCGTTCTGTTAGGCGGTCTGTCCTCACGTTCGTTGCCGCGATTCAATTGCGCCGCCACCATCAGCGCACAGCCTAACGACTTCTTCAAAGGAATCATGGCTTTGCTCAACGCACTCATGCGCTCGTAAGCACCATCGGCCTTTACTTTTATCAGCCCAAGATAGTCAATAATCACCAGATGAGGTTTAAAAGACGTAGCCAATAAGCGGCAACGCGCTTCAATCTTATCTAGCGTGAGGTCACGATCAAACACCAACAACGGTTGCGTTCTCAGATAAGCCAACTCTTGCTGAAACTTAATTTGCTGTGGTTCAAACTCATCCCGCAAGTTGCGTAGATTAACGCCTGCCCTTTGTGCCGCGATCTGCAAGACAAGGCTCTTGGCACTTGTTTCTAAGGTGAAATAAGCCACCTTGAGGCCGCGACGTAAGTTGTGGCCTGCCA